GGCACACTTACTCCGCCCGACTCTGCTTGTTTTACGCTTGCGTCAATGTTTTTTGTTTTAACAAATCTTGCCATATTAGATGCCTACATAACTTACTGTTGCATAGATGCTGTTGGTTGCGCTTGCTGTGACTTGAACAGTGTCGCCGTTTGCCAAAACAATTTTTTCATTCTGTAAAATATAGGTATCAGCGCCATCAATAGCAAGGTCTTTAATAATTTGGTTTGTTACACCAGCAGTGCCGCCATTTGGTACAAGATAAACCTGTATTGTTCTTGATGCAGCATTGTCATTCATTAGGAAAATACTAGTGGTTGCGCTGTCACCACTTGAGGTGTAAACTGTTGTTGCTGATGTTCCTACTAGCTGTTGTGAAAGTGCCATTAACTTTTTCCTTTAAAATATTAGTCCATATACGATGGCTTTGCTTTTACTTACAAGTTCGTCGCTGGTGCTACTGTCAACGAAATACAAACCAGTACCACCTCCACCTGCTGTGGCTGCGTACAAAAGAGTTGCGCCTGCTACTTGTGTTGGTGCGCCACCTTCGTCATCTAAACGAATAGGCGAACTTACTCGGGTATTTCCTGTGCCGTCAGGTGCAAGTACAATATCACCATTACTCACAGTTACAACACTCTGACCATTGACATCTAAGTTGCCACCTAGTTGTGGTGTCGTATCGTCTACTACTGCGGTAATACCAGCACCACTGCCTGTAAGTAGTCCTACGTATGTTGAGCCATTGTCAGTGCTAAACTTTAATGAGTCGTCATTTTCATCAAATACTAAAAATGCGTTATCTACGCTACCTCGATCAAACTCTAGTCCACTGTAACGTCCTGTTATCCCTGCTCCACTTTCACCATCATTTAGTGTAATAACTCTATCTGATACACTAGTGTCAGTACTAGACACTGTGGTAGTAGTACCAGCTACTGTTAGGTTTCCGTTGACAGTTGTATTACTGTTTAAGTTAATACTGCCGCTAGGATCTAGCGTTAAATCGCCTTGTACTCTTTGGACACGACTCATAAATAGTTCCTTGTAAACTTATAACTTATTTATCCATACCTACGAATGTCTGAAACTCTGGTTTTGTCATCGCACTAAAGTTACTCATCTGTTTCCACTCATCAGGAGTAAATCCTTTGAGAGGATTCACGTGTATAAAACGTATATGATTATAAACTTCTGCAATGTGTACAAGTTGATCTACCCAGTTTCCATAAAAAGTTGGGCCGTCATCCGGGCCTTTGTAGTGTTCGGTGCCTGCATATATGTTGTTAATATAACTTGTATCGCTATGCAAATCCATACCTATTAGACAGATGTAAGCAAAACCTTTTGTAGCTGCTATTGCTGCTGCATTAGGTCCACTGCTATATCCTTGCCAACGTTTGTCTAAGGGTAAACTCGTATTGTTTGTGTACTGAGGCCTTGTATAGTGTTCTTTGAATGTCCAAAACAACTTATGATTTTGTATTTCCTCTGTCATTCCCTCATCAACACTCACTAAGACGTCGACATGCTTGTCTGTGTACATTCTATTACAAGCAAATACAGTACCTCTAGATTGTAAGTCACTAGTGTCAAATTCAAGACGAGATTGACCATTTCCTAGTACGAAGGCAAATTCATTCATAGTTTATTATAGCAATATATACTGTATGAGTCTACTCAAATTTTCTCATAAAAATTATACGTGGGGCATTGTACGCAATCAAAAATGTGCAAGTACCACAGTTCTAAGTTACATAGCACAAGTGTTATGGAACGCAGATCCAAATGAGTTACAAGCATACAATACTTTTAACACGCATGCACCCGGTGTTTATCATAAGTTTCTAAACTTTAGTGACTATGAAAATGAACTAGCTGAGTGTGATATTAGAGTTGCCATATGGAGAGATCCTGTTGAAAAATTCGTGAGTGGGTTCTATCATACAATGTATTCTCCCACAGGCGCACAGGATGCACTCTGGCAAGGGCCTCATACACTTGATGAGTTTTTAGAAAACTTTGATTACTACTTCGCCAATAGCGTACAAGTTCGAGAACACTGTAGTACAAATACTCAACGCCTCGGACCTAGTCCAGGTTTTTACACAGACGTTTACTATTATACAGAGACTGATCGGTTAGCACAGTTACTAGGTGCAACAACTCTTGTTAACTTGCGTAAAACAGATCCGAAACCAGAACTTACCAGTAAACAACGTGAACGTATTGTGGAATTACAGTTCGCAGATTACGCAAATGGATGGGCATAAAAAAAGAGGGAGACTAAAAAGCCTCCCTCCGTTTTTCAAGCTGTTAGCCTTATCGCTTATGCAAAGCTGATGTTTGACATTGCGATCTCGCCAACGTAGTCGCCTGCGTTGCCGAGTGATGAGGCTGTGTTTGATAGCTCAACATAACCATAACGTGTCATGAAGCTAACAACTGGCTCAAATGTACTTGGATCAAGTACTGTACCTGAGCTCATTAGTGGTACATATGGGCAGTAGAATGCTGCTGCATCTGTCTCACTTGAACCCTTGTAACCAACTAGAACGGCAGTTGAATCTGCTGCATAGCTGTCTACATAGATACGCATTGCGCCATTTAGTGTACCAACGAACTTGGTGTTTGTTGGTGCCTCAAATGTGCCTTCAGTTGTACGAGCAAAAGCACTTGTGCTTGCACTCTGTAGAACTGTTAGTGCTTCTGGGCTAACAACTGCCCAGTTACCTGCACCACGACGTGTGCGCTGAGCAATCTTGTTAGCAACACGGTTGACTAGAACTGCAAGAGCTGCATGCTCGTCACCAACGTATGTTGCTGTACCACTTACTGCTGCCTGGTTGTAGGTCTCTTCTGTTGCTGCTAGTGAGCGAAGTGAACCGAGAACTTCCTGGTCGATTTCAGCGGTAATTTCTTGTGCTAGGGCAGCCATAATTTCTGCCTCAACATCGATACCGTGCATGGACTGTGCGTCCTGTGCGGCTTCAAATGTCCAGCGAGCCTGTAGCTTACGTGTCTTGGCTTCTACTGGTTGCTTCAAGATTTGGATTGAGATCTGGTTACCACCGTCACCTTCCATAGCTGCTGTTGCACCTGCACGACCTGTTGTGCTTGTTGCACTGGTTGTACCGGAATATGCGGTTGCAATCTTGAATGGGCTTAGTGCTTCATCACCTGCTACTGTGTCTGTATCGAATGGTGAGCTAGCTGTTGATGTAACAGTCTCAGCATAACGAACACGTAGAGTGTGAATCTGGCCAACTGGGCCCTGCATTGGTTGAACACCAACGATTTCGTTGGCGATAACTGTTGGCATAACACGACGGATAACTGGTAGAATAACACGGTTTAGTGTTGCTACGTTACCACTTGATGTTGCGCCAGTGGATGCTGCCTCTGCGAGATACTTCTTAGTATTCTCTAGGACAACTGACATGCTGCTGCGGCGTGAACCTTCGAGGCCCTCAAGTAGGGCGTCCTTGGTCTCATCCCAACGGCTTTCTAATAGTACGTCTGACATTTATAGTCTCCTCTAGTACCTTACTTCAGGCCTGCCAACTGGCGTAGTTGAACAATATTGCTATCGTCCTTTTCTTCTACAACCGGTTGTGTTTTAATTTCTTTATCTCCTGTTACCTCACGGCTCTCAGAAATTACTTCCTTCTTAGCCTTTGGTGCAGCACCGTCTAATACTGCGGGTAGATAACGATCGAAAGCGGATTCTAACTTACTTGTTTGTACGCTTTCTAGAAGGTCACGCATAATTGCGCCCTTTTCTTTATTGAGCTTGCTGAGCATCTTGTCCATTGTTTCCTTGCGTGTTACGCTTTCTGTAATGGCTTCAACTTCACGCTCTTTGCTCTCAATAATCTGTGCCTTTTCAGCGTTTGCTGCTTGACTTTCAACTAGTTCAGCGTCCTTGGCTTCAAGGGCTGCTTCTAGCTGACGAATTTCTTTGTTTTCGTTGAGATAGCTTGCGCTAAATTCGCTGGCAAATGCCTCAAAGATCTTGCGTCCAAAGGTGTTTTCTTTGGCTGCTTCGATATCCTCTTTAAGTTGAGTTAGTTCTTTTTCTAGATTCTTAGCAACTGACTCTTGAACAATCTTTGCGCTACGCTCAATGAATGACTCTTTGAGTTTAGCAAACTGCTCACGTGCTTCCTTAACTAGGCGTACCTTTGTCTCTACGACATCGTTACGATCTGTCTGGAAGTCCTCAATTTCTTTAGCTAGGTTTTCAATAACAAACTGCTCAAGACGTTCAACAGTAGCGGCCTGTGCACTGCGGTCTTGGTTTAGTTCTTTAATTTCTTCTGATAGCTTTGTAACAAGGAACTTGTCAAAAGTGCTTGATGTTTCTTGCATCTTTGCAACAAACTTGGCACGATCTTCTGAGATTGCTTTCTTTTCAGAAGCGAACTCTTCAATTTCCTTTGTGAGGTTTTCAGTTACCATGCGATCTAAGGCCTCAACCATAACGGATTTGTCGTGCTCATAGCGACGAGCAAATTCCTCACGGAGTTCTGCCCTAACCTCTTCTTTGGTTTCACTTAGCTTTGCTTCCCAGGCTTCCTGGATTTCTTGCTTAGTGTCCTCATTGATGAGGTCGCTATCTAAAAGTGGTTTGATAGCATCTAGCATTATATTCTCCTAGATCTTAAGGTCCTTGATAAGACGAGTTACCTCATCCTTCAAGTATTTTTGTACTTTTTGATTACCATTTGCTTCTCTAGCAATCTCAAGTACAGTGTGCCCATTACGCATATTCAAAAGTCCTTCGTAAATCGCTTTAGGATATGCATTTGGTGCACTTGGTTGTGCCACAACATCTACTGTGACAATTTCGAAGTCAGATACGTTACCTGTAGATTCTGCAACGTTGCCGCTGCCTCTACTGCTAACGCCTAACTTAACACTACTTTCCAACATGGTCTTTACTAGAGTACCCATTGGAGTTGGTAATATCTTTAGCTTTCCATAGCCGTTAGGGCCGTCCATCCACATTTCAGTAATCATGTGGCTAACACGATCTAAATTGATCTTTAGATCATCGGGGTGATCAACTTCACCAAGCACACTGTTACCTGATGTGATCTGGTCATTGAGCTGCTTAACGGCATTGGAAATTTCAGCGACAGGGTAAACACGCTGGTTTGCGTTCTTTACCCCGCCCTGAATACAAATGCCCTTCATAAAGAGATCCTTACCGTCGTTCGCAGATTCTGTTACTACACGAGCTTGATCGAAAGTAAGGTGTTCCCTAAGGTAGTTCATATTGTTCTACCTTATGCTTTGCTCATTGTTGCGCCTTTTGGATCGGCTGCGTCTGTTTGAACTGTTGCTTTTGGTGCTGCTCCGCCTGACTCTTCGCCGGTTGGATCAACTGCTTTACCGCCCATGTCGTTCTTACCTGCGACTGGACCGCTTGCGCCGTCACCTTCTTCAACGTTCTTTGCATTGACCTTTTCGCTGTACTCGCGGACAACTTCCTCAGTCTCTTCAACTGATTCCATTTCTTCCTCTTCTTCGTCAGCTTCTTCGTCGCCCATTTCCATGTCCATGTCCATGTCCATTTCGTCATCCATGTCCATGTCCATTTCGGGGCCTTCTTCTTCGTCGCCGCCCATGATCTTCTCAAATTCTGCTTTGAGTTCGTCTAGTGCGTCTTCTAGGTCAACAACGCGATCTTCGATCTCTTCGTCGCTATCGTCGTCTTCTACTGCTAAACCTTGTTCGTCAGCTTCGATGTCGTCGATCATATCGTCGGCTGCATCTCCGCCTAATTCTTCATCAAAGTCACTCTCTTCAACAGCTTCTTCTTCGACTGTTTCGTCTTCAGCAACTTCTTCTTCCTCATCAACGGTTTCTTCGTCAATTAGGTTCTCGTAGATTGAACGGCTACGTTCTACTACGATTTCGTGGAAAAGTTCTTGTGCCTTTTCCTCATCTTCTGCAATTAGTAGCTCAATGAGCTGATTAAATTTATCTGACATTTATAGGGCTCCTTTGTTCATAAGGCAAATGTGTAATTTTATTTATATTCTGTGATAGTTTTATGGTTATATGCACTGTTTTTGGCTCAAAAAATTTGATATACGAAATTTAGCCAAAAAAATAGTGTTACTGTGCTGCTACAGGCACACGATATTGTTTTTTAATACCGTCTAGTTCTTTTTTGTATTCTGTAATTTTTACGTCATTGAGCATACGCAAACGGTTAATCTGCTCTAGTGTTAGACGTGTTTTACGTGTATCTGTCTTTAGTGCTACGCTTGCATCATCAACATCAGACTCGTCAACTTCAGGCGCAGCTTCGCCGCTCTGTGGTACAGTTGGTTTTTCATCCACATTTTTGCTGAACATATCAACTCTATGTGGAATAACTTGATGTGGTTTTTCAAACTCATTTAATAACATAAAACTATTTATCCTCTGCGCCTTGTTCTAGTTCTAGGATAGATTGCACCAGTTGTAGGACGATCATTTACGTCTTTGTTGTATGTGTTAAAAGCCATGTTGCCCGATGTTGATCTATGATTCTTCCACAACACAATCCTGTCAATGTCAGAATTATCAAGACTTACTCGTGTGTCGGTATTCACTAATACAGCATTTTGCTTTGGTGCTGAACTCTTGTAAGGATGATCTGAAGGTAAACTGCCTGTTTGAGCCCACTTGTGAGCAAGGTATCCTTCTATGCGTTCTACGTGGCTTACATCCGTGCCACCTGTGCCTGGCAATCCAGCAAACGTA